AAAAAGAGATTGATTAAGATAAAGAATACGAAGTTAACGCATGGATGATTGGTCCATACGTGATCAAGGCTGTGATCAATCCAGATCCGCTGGGCAAGCGCCCATACGAGATTGCTCAGTGGAACGAGATCCCCGGCTCCTTCTGGGGCGGCGCAATGGCAGAACAGATGCGTGACGTACAGACCAGGTGTAACGCCTCTGCAAGAGCTTTGGCAAACAACATGGGCATAGCCAGTGGACCACAGGCTGAAGTCACTGTAGACCGTTTACCGGATGGTGAAGACGTAACGTCTATCTATCCTTGGAAGATCTGGCAAGTTACCTCCGACCGCACAGGCGGTGGTCAACCAGCGGTTAAGTTCTATCAACCGAACATGAACGCCGATGTTTTACTTGGCGTATATGCAGCCTTTGCAAAGCAAGCAGATGAAGTTACAGGTATACCTAATTATGTTTACGGCAGTTCTGGCGTATCTGGCGCTGGTCGCACAGCATCTGGATTGTCTATGTTGATGGATAACGCAGCAAAGGGAATCAAGTCTTCGATTGCTTCGATTGACAAAGTTGTCAGCGGCTGTGTACACCGCATGTATATACACAACATGATGTACGACGACGACATCTATATCAAAGGCGACTTCTCCGTAGTTGCTAAAGGCGCTATGGGTCTGGTTCACAAAGAGCAGATCACCCTTCGGCGTAACGAGTTCTTGCAAGCGACGGCTAATCCTGTGGATATGCAGATCGTCGGTATGGAAGGCAGAGCCTACTTACTGCGTGAAGTGGCTAGCTCCCTACAGCTTGATACCAGCAAGATTGTTAAAGAGCCAGAGCGTATCAAGTTCGAGGCAGAGAAGATGCAAGCGATGCAAGAGCAGCAGCAGATGATGCAAATGCAAATGCAGCAACAAGAGCAGCTTGAAGCGCCGGGTAACGAGATGACAGTAGACGAGGCTGGCAATCCCGCTGGTGGCGTAGATGCAAACACCATGAATGGAGCAATGCAATGATGAACAAGAAACCAATGGCTGGTAAAAAGTCTGTAACACCCATGATGCCCCAAGGCTACATGGATGGTGGCAAGGCAAAATCTGCCGCTAAGAAATCAATGCCTTCTAAAGGAATGATGCCTCAAGGCTACAAAGATGGTGGCTCTATTTGTGGCTATCGCTCGCAACAAGATTTCGGTAAATGATGATGACACGCGCTGACGATAAAGTATTGTCAGCCATTGCTTCGTTGCAAGGCAACCCCCAATTCGAAACATTCCATGACTGGCTCAAAGAGTCGCATGCTGAATTGATGATCGCAACAACTCTGACGAAAGACGAAGTTCTCACTCGTTGGAACCAAGGCGGAAGCCAAGCACTTGCGGAAGTACTCGCAATGCTCCGGCACCCAACCCGCTATAAGTAATTCCCCCGTAGGGGGTTTAGCTAGCCACACGGCTTTCAGTGTGGCAAAACCAAACGCACCGCAAGGAAGTGTCTATATACCTGACAGGCATAGACATAGCCGAACGACACGCATATGGAGAAACGATGTCCCTACCACGAGCCGTCTTAGAGGCGGAAAAACGTGCTGATGAACTACTTGCACAGTTAAACGGCGCTTCACAACAGCAACAAGAAGAGAGTGCAGTCGTTGCCAACGACCCACCACTCAATCAGGAACAAGCCCAATTAGATGCTGTTCCGTCGGAACCCGCGCAAACCCAAGCTCCAGTTGATGCTCCTCCGGCAGAGGAAGACCTCACATGGGAACAAAGGTACAAAGCGCTAATCGGTAAATTCAATGCCGAGGTACCGAGACTGTACGCTGGAAATCGTGAGCTTACCGCGAAGCTGCAAAGTATCGAGAAAGAGATGGAGGCTGTCAAAGCCGCCAAAGCAACTCCCAGAGAGTCGCTCGTTAAGCCAGAAGAAATTCAAGAATTTGGTGAGCCACTGGTGGATCTAATCCGCCGTGCCGCTAGGGACGAAGCATCCTCAAAAGATGCCGAGATCCAAGCACTGCACTCCAAGCTTGAGCGTTTTGAAGCAAGTTCTACCAAGACTCAAGAGATTGACTTTTATGAGAGGTTGAGAATCTCAGTCCCAGATTGGGAAGAGTTGAACATGAACGATGGTTTCTTAAAGTGGCTTAGTGAATACGATGAACTGACAGGGATGCAGAGGCAGAATTCTCTGGACGATGCTGTAAGTAATAACGACGCTATGCGAGCAGCACGGTTCTTTAATAAGTGGAAAGAGATGTCGGGCAAACAAGCCGCAGCCACATCTAAGTCAATGGAGTCGCAGGTCGTACCTTCGACTTCCACAGTATCTACACCACCCCCGGGTAAAAAGATTTGGACTCGTCCAGAGATCCAGAGCTTTTATGAAAAAGCCCGAAGAGGTGAGATATCAGACAAAGACATGGTTGCTATCGAAGCAGACATCCATGCAGCACAACTAGAAAAGCGTATTCGCTGACAGTGTGCCGGATGTCATTTGAAGGAAATTCAAAATGGCAGTCTCAGTAACCTCGGGATACTACGTATCCGGTCAAACGACCAACTCTTACGGCGCTACTTTCGTACCAGAAATCTGGTCTGGCAAGCTCCAAGTCAAGTTCTACAAATCCACTGTTCTCAGTGAGATCACGAACAACGACTGGGAAGGCGAGATCAAGAACTCTGGCGACAAGGTATATATCCGTACCATCCCAACGATCAACATCAGTGATTACACAAAAGGTATGAGCTTGACCAGTCAAGTTCCTATCTCCACGCCAATCACATTGACAGTTGATTACGGCAAGTACTTCCAAGTAGTTGTTGACGATGTGGATGCAGCACAGGCTGACGTTAAGCTGATGGACATGTTCACCAGCGACGCCGCTCAACAAATGAAGATCGGCATTGATAGTGCTGTTCTGTCTGCTGTTGCTGGCGCTTCACCAACGTCTGCCGCTGCTAACCAAGGCGCTACTGCTGGAGCTAGTTCAGCCGGTATCAACTTGGGTACCACAGGCGCTCCTATCACATTGAGCAAGTCTACTGTTCTGGACACAATCTTGAACATGGGTCAGGCGCTCGATGAGCAGAACGTCCCAGAAGATGGTCGCTGGATTGTCATCCCTGCGTGGATGTCAGCCATGATCAAAGGCTCTGACTTGAAGCAAGCCTACTTAACTGGTGATGACACATCACCCTTGCGTAACGGCAAGATTGGCATGATCGACCGCTTCACGGTCTACACATCCAACAACTTGTACAACGCAAGTTCTAAGTGGACTATCCCCGCTGGTACACGCGATGCGATCTCTTTCGCTTCACAAATCACCAACGTGGAAACACTCCGCTCTACCTCGACTTTTGGAAACATCATGCGCGGTTTGAATGTTTTTGGCTTCAAGACAGTTAAGCCAGAAGCATTGGTCACAGCAATTGTTACCAAGTAATTAACAGATCTCCTGTAGTTGCCACTTAAAGGGAGGCGGGTTAATAACCCCCTCCCTTCTTTTTATGACCGTAAAACTAATGATCAATACAAAGACAGAAATGGTTTCTGTTTTTGACGAGCGAATTATTGAAGAAAGACCTTGGTATGTCCCATATACAGAAGGCGATCCAATTCCTCAAGACCCAACTGTTCCGCGCCAAGCAGTTGCTGCTGAACCTCAAGCAGAAGTTGCAGAGTCTGAAGAAGACTCCGTAGACAAACCAAAACGCAAGAACTGGAAAGAAGCTATTGCTGAAAAAGCGCAAGAGCTTGCAGAAGAAACCCAAGTTGCTAACCAATTAAATACAGCAACTAATCAATAAGGACAAATCATGATTGCATCAGACATCACAACTCGCGCACGAATATTACTTAACGATATTGATGCTACACGTTGGATAGACTCCGAGCTATTCAAGTGGACCAATGATGCGCAGAGACTTGTATCGATGATGCGTCCCGACGCAAGCGTTGCTACATTTGTCATGACCTTAATTGCGGGTACTAGGCAAAAAATCCCAACTGCTGGTTTTAGATTGCTGGATGTTATTCGAAACGTCACAACTGTTACCGGATCTACCCCAGTAGATCAAGTGGTCACAGTACCCGGCAGATCTGTTCGGATTGTAGACAGAGAAGTTCTTGACACACAAGATCCATTTTGGCATACGGCAACTGCTTCGGCTGAGATCAAGCACTTCATCTATGACAATAGATCCCCTACTCTGTTTTACGTCTACCCCCCTGCAACAACTGCCGCAAAGCTTGAAATTGTTTATTCGGTAGCACCTACGGACGTTTCGGCTTCTGGAGATACATTGTCTATCTCAGACATTTATCTTGACATCATCCTTAATTATGTTTTGTACAGAGCGTACTCCAAAGATGCTGAGTATGCGTCTAACGCCCAATTGGCTAATAGTTATCTCAGCATTGTCAACACGATGCTGGGTATCAAGACTCAAAAGGATGCGGCTTTCTCACCAGACTTAAACTCTAAAGGCTCTTCACCAGCACAAGGCTTAACTGCTGGAGGTGTCTAATGATTTCCTACGAGGCGTTCTTGCCAAGGATCTTGATTGATGCTTATGGCTGTCCGGAGATCGTAGCTATTCAATCGATTCGGGATTCAGTCATTGAATTCTGTGTTCGCAGCAATTTCATCCAAAGAGATCATGATCCGATTACGGCAGTAGCTGGTGTGTCGGATTACGATCTTGAGCCGCCTAATGGACAACTGGTTATCAAAATTCAAAAGTGTTGGTTCAAGGCTTCTCAACTATCACCCATTGCGCCTGATTACGTAGATACTCCAGCGTTTTACAACAGTGTAATTCCAGAGAACGCTCCACTTCTGGCAACGCCTTTATCGTTCACTCAAAAAGATGAACGCACATTTTCGATCTATCCAACTCCAAAGGATACGGTCATCAATGGTTTGACGCTTCGCATATCACTTAAGCCCACACGAGCATCAACGTATTGCGAAGACTCTATTTACGAAGACTACGCCGAAGTCATTGCACACGGCGCACTGTCTAAGTTACTTTCATCTCCGGGTAAAGCTTACTTAAATGTTGCTTCAGCGGGGATGCATGCAACTGCGTTTAACTCAGGCATCAATGATGCAAGACAAAGAGCTTCTCGCGGTCACGTTCGTTCTGGCATGCAGGTACGCATGCGGAAAATTTAATCTTTAAGGAAATCTATCATGGCTTTAAATACACAGATATCAGACAGCACGGTAAACGTACAGGCTAATGCTTTGGCTGCGTTATGCAATTCTGGAACTATCAAAATTTATGACGGCACTCAGCCAGCAACTGCCGATACAGCAACTGCCAGTAACACGTTAGGTGTAACCCTTACATTTGGCGCAACTGCTTTTGGTTCAGCGGTAAGTGGATTGATCACTGCAAACGCCATTACGTCAGGCGTGGCTGTGGCAACCATTACGCCTACATGGGCAAGGATCTTTAAGTCTGACGGTACAACGGTAGTTATGGATGTATCCGCTGGCGCATCTGGAGCTAACTTGACAATTGGCGCATTCACATCTGGAACTACGGTAAGTGCAACTAGCTTTACCCACGATGTGCGTAACGCAACATCTGGCTTCTAAGATTGAGATCGTGCTGTGCTATTGAACTCATCAGCACTTAATGCTACTGCGCTAAACGGGACTTCACAATCCGTTATTGATTGCTCACTGCAATCATCACAAGCTCAGTTAGCGACATCGTCGTTGATATTAAGTGTTTCGTGTTCAATTGCAAGCAGCCAAACTCAAGGATCATCAGCTTCTGTTGATAGATCAATTGAGGGAACTGAAAGTTCTTCGCAAGCTCAATCCTTCACAGCAAGCTTAAGTAACAGTGTTTCTCTTGCATCTGCTTCATCTCAAGCTCAATCAGCAGATATTGTTGTAGATAGAAATGTATATGCATCTTTAGCTGATGGCATTACGCAATCTGCTTTAGGTACATTTGAAAGAGTCGCCTCTTTCAATTTTGAATCACAACAAAGTCAGTTTGCCGATGGATCAATAACCAGAGCTTTAAGTTCCGATGTAAGTTCGTCTCAAAGTCAGAGTAGTCAATCTAGTTTTGATCGCTCATTAATCTTTAGCTCTGCGTCTTCACAAGCGCAGACCGCTTTAATTCTTGAAGGCAAAAGCTTTGAATTCAATTCTTCACAGGCTCAATCAAGTTTTGTAAACGCAGAGAGATCTGTTGAAGCAACGATTAGTTCTTCTCAGGCGTCTTTAGCATCGGCAGAATCCGGTAGATCCCTAACACTAGATCTCACATCTTCTCAGTCTCAGTCCCAATCTGGTGTTTTAGACGGAGTTGTTTCATTCACGTATGCAGATAGCATAACGCAGTCTGCATCAGGTGATTTTAATAGAAACGTATCTTTTGAATCAGCGTCGCAACAAAGTCAGTCTTCATTAGGATCAGCTGATAGAAGTTTAAGTTCCGATGTAAGTTCATCACAATCGCAATCGGTTGCAGCGGTTCTTAGTGGCAGTCTTTCGTTTGAATCTGTTTCGTCTCAAGCTCAGTTTCAAACTGGCGTCTTAGATAGAGACGTTACATTTGCGTATGCAGACGGACTTACGCAGTCAGCAAGTGGTGCATTAGAAAGAAGTATTTCTTTTGCCAGTGCATCAGAGCAGATTCAGTCATCAAGTGGCGCGACGACAAACTCAATTGTGTTTGATGCTAATTCCGCACAATCGCAATCGCAATCTGGAGCGTTGGATAGAAACGTTTCATTAACCTATGCAGACGGCATAACGCAATCTGCGGTAGGAACATTTGATAGAAATTTAACATCTAGTTTTGCGTCGCAGCAAAGTCAGTCGGCAGCTGTGGCTACGACAAGAAGTTTAAGCTCCGCTTTAAGTTCTTCTCAAGCTCAGTCAGTATCTGGAACATTTGTTGCAAGTCTTTCATTTGCATCTGCTTCATCTCAAGCGCAATCACAAGTTGGATCGCTTAATAGAGAAGTGTCATTCACATATGCTGATGGCATTACTCAGTCAGCATCCGGTTTGTTTGACAGATTTATAACTTCTGCAAATGCATCGCAGCAAAGTCAATCAGCAAGTGGTGCAACAACTAGATCTATTTCTTTGTCTGGTGACAGTTCACAGACGCAATCAGTATTAGCCGCTTTGGCAAGAAGCAGGAGCTTTGATTCTTCATCTTCACAAGCGCAACAGTTTATTGCTGAATTAACTTGGACTAGATACTTCACTCTTTCGGCATCGCAGTCACAAAGCCATTCTGGAATAGCGATTGCGCTTTCTGGTGAGCCTTCAATCTACATTGCTTATGTACCCATCTACGATCAAACATCGTACGTGACGGACTCATCATATTCAGCGTTAGTGCCGCCAGAACCTGATGCGGCAATTGTTCCACCAATAGATTATGAGATTACGGTATGACAGTATTAGCAAAATTTGAAAAGCAGCCAAACGAAGTTCAAGACTTTGACATTGATTTTTCTGAGTACTTGACCGGGTTGTCTGACTACGGAATTAGTAAAGCAGTAACAGCCGATACGGGCTTGACCATACTTGCAAGCACATTGCTATTCTCTGGTACGGTTGTAAAAGTTTTTACGTCTGGTGGAACTGACGGCGTAACTTACAAGATCACAGTTACTTTGACGACCAACGGTGGTCGAGTTAAACAGGCGGAAATAAAAGTCAAGGTCAAGGAGTACTGATGGCTCAACTTTTTGCAAACAACGCAAGTACGACCCTTGCTTCAAATGTTTCTTCAAGTGCTACAACACTCTCAGTGTCTGCGGGTTCTGGCAGTTTGTTTCCAAGCCCAACTGGTAGCAACTATTTCTTGATCACACTGATTGGCGTTACTTCTGGTGTTGAGACATCTTGGGAAATCATAAGAGTTACATCAAGATCCACGGACACGTTCACCATTGTTCGTGCGCAAGAATCTACAACTGCTGCCGCTTGGACAACTGGCGCAAAGATTGAACTAAGGGTGACAGCTGGCAGCATGAACAACTCGGTAACTTATGTGCCAGTAAAAAATTATGCGTCAGCAATTATTCAAATAGCAGTTGCTGGCGGCTATCTTTCTGTTTTGAACTTTAACGGTTCAACAACATCTGCCCCTTTAAGTTGAGGTTATAAATGACAACTCGTTACCCTTTGGTTCTTAACGGATCAACTATTCAGGAAACCCAAGCGGGTGATGGCTTGCAATTGCCCACGCCTCTGGAGATTGCGTCGGGTGGCACTGCTTCAACCACAGCAGCAGCGGCGCTGGTGGCACTTGGTGCTTACCCTTCAGCAAATCCTAGCGGCTTTACAAGCAATACCGGCACTGTCACAAGTGTGGCTGGCATAGGTACAGTCAACGGTTTAACATTATCAGGAACTGTAACCTCAACTGGAAACCTCACCCTTGGTGGAACACTTGCTGTATCGGCATCT